GGTCCACAGGGGCCAAAGGGAGATACCGGTGCGGCAGGCCCGGCAGGCCCACAGGGACCGAAAGGAGAAACAGGTGCGGCTGGCCCGGTGGGGGCAACCGGACCTCAGGGACCAAAGGGCGACCCGGGGGAGACACAAATCCGTTTTCGTCTGGGGCCGGCGAGCATTATTGAGACAAACAGCAATGGCTGGTTCCCGGATACAGATGGTGCGCTCATCACCGGACTGACCTTTCTTGACCCCAAAGATGCCACACAGGTTCAGGGGGTGTTTCAGCATTTGCAGGTCAGGTTTGGTGACGGGCCGTGGCAGGATGTTAAGGGGCTGGATGAAGTGGGCAGTGATACAGGCAGAACAGGAGAATGACATGAATATACTAAAAAACTTATGCAGCGTCTGTGTGGTTGCGGAAAGCATGATGGCCGTGAACACGTGCAGTCGCTTACAGCACAACTGCGACTGGGACCGGCAGACATCCTGGAGTCAGATGAGAATGGTATTATTCCGGAGCAGGCCAGGGTAATCACGCAGGTGGTGATACTGGATGCGGATAAAAAGCAGATACAGTGTGTGGTAAGACCGCTGCAAATCCTGCGTGCTGACGGGACGTGGGAAAATATTGTCGGGATGAAGTAACCCGACAGCTTCACAAAACCGGAGTCCGGCTCCGGTTTTTGTGTTGCCATATAATACAGAAGTGTGTTACAGCTATTTAAGTCTGGAGTTCAAATTAAAACAGGGAGTTTTGTTATGCCATTTACATTTTATTTGTCGTCCGAGAATCAATTGTCAATACAAGATGTTGAAGTTTTGCAAAACGCAGCCAGAGCGAATGATACAGGGAATATTATAATAGGAGACAGGCAGCTTTCTGTTCGTTATCAGAGTGCTATGGACGCTTTTATTGTTAATCCTGTTCAGGGGGAGCTGTATTCAGGTCTTAATAATACTGCTTTGGATGATGTTCTCAGTCTGGCTGACGTTATTGAGAGTCGGTTGAATGGAGGAAGCTCATTTCTTGATGTATTCGACAGATATATGATACAAACAATGCAAACCATGATGAATGGTAATGAGGGCGATCTTGAATCGTTAGCGACTCGATTATCTTCAAGTGCTTTTTCGGTTTCTCCTGAGGATATATCCTGTATACCGGAGGCATTGCAGTGTCCGATTACATTGGCAATTCCAGAGCGTGGTGTTTTTCTTAGAAACTCCGAGGAATCCTCTGTGTGTAGTTTATATGATGAAAATGCTCTCTCTCGTATAATTAATGATGGGGGGCATCATCCATTAAGTAGGGAGCCAATAACAGCATCAATGATTGTAAAGTCTGAAGATTGTATTTTTGACGCCTCAAAGGGAAACTTCATTATAAAAGATAGTTAAAATATTTTAAATGAAATAATATTGACTTTCGATAGTTTATATGAAAACACCACAGGCATTCGGAGAGTGAAAAGCTTCCTGTGGTGATAAAAATATGATACGCGAGTTATTCTTCACAAGTCAGAAAGAAAGCAAGCAATGAAGGTAAGTAGTATTATATCTCAAAATACAGGACACTCTTTAGTGTCTCATCGTTCTGAATTTCAGCACGTAATGACTGAAATACGTAGACTGGCCCCCTGAATCTCCAGACAACCAGTATCACTTAAATAAGTGATAGTCTTAATACTAGTTTTTAGACTAGTCATTGGAGAACAGATGATTGATGTCTTAGGGCCGGAGAAACGCAGACGGCGTACCACACAGGAAAAGATCGCAATTGTTCAGCAGAGCTTTGAACCGGGGATGACGGTCTCTCTCGTTGCCCGGCAACATGGTGTAGCAGCCAGCCAGTTATTTCTCTGGCGTAAGCAATACCAGGAAGGAAGTCTTACCGCTGTCGCCGCCGGAGAACAGGTTGTTCCTGCCTCTGAACTTGCTGCCGCCATGAAGCAGATTAAAGAACTCCAGCGCCTGCTCGGCAAGAAAACGATGGAAAATGAACTCCTCAAAGAAGCCGTTGAATATGGACGGGCAAAAAAGTGGATAGCGCACGCGCCCTTATTGCCCGGGGATGGGGAGTAAGCTTAGTCAGCCGTTGTCTCCGGGTGTCGCGTGCGCAGTTGCACGTCATTCTCAGACGAACCGATGACTGGATGGATAGCCGCCGCAGTCGTCACACTGATGATACGGATGTGCTTCTCCGTATACACCATGTTATCGGAGAGCTGCCCACGTATGGTTATCGTCGGGTATGGGCGCTGCTTCGCAGACAGGCAGAACTTGATGGTATGCCTGCGATCAATGCCAAACGTGTTTACCGGATCATGCGCCAGAATGCGCTGTTGCTTGAGCGAAAACCTGCTGTACCGCCATCGAAACGGGCACATACAGGCAGAGTGGCCGTGAAAGAAAGCAATCAGCGATGGTGCTCTGACGGGTTCGAGTTCTGCTGTGATAACGGAGAGAGACTGCGTGTCACGTTCGCGCTGGACTGCTGTGATCGTGAGGCACTGCACTGGGCGGTGACTACCGGCGGCTTCAACAGTGAAACAGTACAGGACGTCATGCTGGGAGCGGTGGAACGCCGCTTCGGCAACGATCTTCCGTCGTCTCCAGTGGAGTGGCTGACGGATAATGGTTCATGCTACCGGGCTAATGAAACACGCCAGTTCGCCCGGATGTTGGGACTTGAACCGAAGAACACGGCGGTGCGGAGTCCGGAGAGTAACGGAATAGCAGAGAGCTTCGTGAAAACGATAAAGCGTGACTACATCAGTATCATGCCCAAACCAGACGGGTTAACGGCAGCAAAGAACCTTGCAGAGGCGTTCGAGCATTATAACGAATGGCATCCGCATAGTGCGCTGGGTTATCGCTCGCCACGGGAATATCTGCGGCAGCGGGCTTGTAATGGGTTAAGTGATAACAGATGTCTGGAAATATAGGGGCAAATCCAATACGTAATAATCCTGTAAAATTTCTGGAAGAGAATTTAATTCTTAATCCACAGTGCTATGCCCATCATGATGAGACATCTTTAATTACAGTTAATATTACAAGAGAGGATGGCTTGTTAAGACTAAAAGAAACGGAAGATGATATGGCTGGTAGTGATTATATTCTGTTTACAGGTATGCGTGATACTTATAGTCCGGAACGTTTTGATGCGCCTGCAGTTATAAGCTTGGGTAATCAGTGTATAAGCCTCCGGCGAAAGGATATTTCTCAAACTATCCAGCAAAGTTCATCGTTATGGCTAACCAATCAGCAAAGCGGCTGTAGTGTTCTTATTGTCCGCCATGGATTATCAGAATCTGGAGAGCAGCAGTATTCAATGATACATATGCGCCCAAGAGATGGTAACGATTTCATAGATGAACTTACGCCAGAGCTTTATGCTAATACTCAGGAGGTTTTGCTGGAGAGGGATATTCAGCGCACACTTGATAACACCTTTCCCAATGAACATCCGGAGGCCTTTATTTTGATTCCTTCGGCGGAAAAATTTATTGTAGATGGCAATTGCATTCAACTGATTGGTATTGGTAATGAGCAGGGGGAGTTTGATTTTTACAGGCAAATTTATCCAGTGACAGGTGGAGAGCACCAGGTTGAAGCCTTGATGTGGACGCATTTGCCTGCATGAAAACGTTTAGGAGCATTTTTTGTGGGTTATATCAGTCCATGACTTTTGCGACAGTTTCTTTAGATCTGGAATATCAAGTGGAACGGCACAGCCTGGGTGAAAGATGCAGAAGCAGAAAAACTATTCCGGATCCGGGAAGCGGAAGAAACAAAAAACAGCTTGATGCAGGTAGCCAGTGAGCATATAGCGCCGCTTCAGGATGCTGTAGATCTGGAGATCGCAACGGAGGAAGAAAACTCGTTGCTGGAAGCCTGGAAGAAGTATCGGGTGTTGCTGAACCGTGTTGATACATCAACTGCACCTGATATTGAGTGGCCGGAAGAACCAGACACAATGTAAGCGAAAAAGAAAAACCGCAGACACGACGTATGCAGGACGTGCTGCGGTTGGCTGGTGAACTTTCGATAGTGCGAGTATTGAATGATTTCCAGCCGTTACCGATTTTACGTGTTTATTAGTGAACAAACCACTCGTCAGCAGACTCCCAGGTATCTTTCAGAGTCTCCTGAACAAATGTTTTTGCAGAATCTTTATCTGCGGTGCGTGTAACAGAAAGCCCATCGTTGCTGGTGGCTTTTACGATCACCTCTACATCGTCATAACGTTTACTGATGCGTCGGGTTAATTCTTCCTTTAACGCATCCACAGCACCGTTTGGCATTTTAGTCATTTTTTCTTTGGCTATGCAGATCTCAATACGCATAAAAGTCCCTCTATACTGTGTTTGTATACAGTATTATTTTTAACTGTATGGATAAACAGTGTCAAGAGGTCTTATTTCTGCTCCTTTGGAGCTCTTCAAAACGATTATGTAAAGATTTCGGATACAGTTCGGTATATACCTGCCATAGCACGTTTAATGAACGATGCCCTGTAACCTGAGCGACTTCCTCAATACTAAAACCAGCCTCAAATAAGCGACTTGCCCCTTCTCTACGCAAATCATGGTATCGCAGATCTTTAATACCTAATTTGCTTCTTACCCTCTGAAATCCGTAACCGGCTCATTTAAACCGTCTGGTCTGTTTCCTCCGGCTCTACAAAAATAATGTCCATCATTTTTAATGGACACTATCGTATGAAACACCGGACCTGGATCACTGAAGCTTTACGTCTTCACTTTGAAGAACATTTACCCCGGGTTGTGGCCGGGCGTCGCCTGAGTGTACCAAAATCAACAGTTTGTAGTATGTTCGTGCGCTTTCGGAGAGCTGGCCTTTCGTGGCCTTTGCCCGCAGGCATGTCGGAGCAGGAACTTGATGCCTGCCTTTACGGACAATTTTCCACGGTACCAGTCGTACGTCCTGAAAGCACCGTTATATCCGAAGCCCCCGTGGTAAAAAAACGTCCCCGGCGGCCCAACTTCCCTTATGAGTTTAAAATCGCCTTAGTGGAGCAGTCACTACAGCCCGGAGCCTGTGTGGCGCAGATCGCCCGGGAAAACGGAATCAACGATAACCTGCTCTTCAACTGGCGCCATCAATACCGGAAAGGTGGCCTGCTGCCTTCCGGAAAAATATGCCGGCACTGCTTCCCGTGACGTTAACGCCGGAGCCGGATAATAAAATCCCGGCCCCCGCACAGGAACCAGAGCAGATAAATACACCGTCCGACAGTCTGTGTTGTGAGCTGGTTCTGCCGGCCGGAACTCTCAGGCTTAAAGGTAAACTGACGCCGGCGTTATTACAGACACTTATCCGCGAAATAAAAGGGAGCAGCCACTGATGATATCTCTCCCTGCAGGTTCGCGTATCTGGCTGGTTGCAGGTATCACCGATATGCGAAATGGCTTTAACGGCCTGGCATCAAAAGTTCAGAACGTCCTGAAGGATGACCCGTTCTCCGGACATCTGTTCATCTTCCGCGGACGCCGGGTGACCAGATAAAAGTGTTGTGGGCTGACAGTGACGGACTGTGCCTCTTCACCAAACGCCTGGAGCGGGGCCGCTTCGTCTGGCCAGTCACCCGTGACGGCAAGGTGCACCTTACTCCGGCTCAGTTATCCATGCTTCTTGAAGGTATCAACTGGAAGCACCCGAAACGAACGGAACGCGCTGGAATCCGCATATAACCCGTTGTAAAGTGAGGATATGGACACCTCACTTGCTCATGAGAACGCCCGCCTGCGGGCACTGTTGCAGACGCAACAGGACACCATCCGCCAGATGGCTGAATACAACCGCCTGCTCTCACAGCGGGTGGCGGCTTATGCTTCCGAAATCAACCGGCTGAAGGCGCTGGTTGCGAAACTGCAACGTATGCAGTTCGGTAAAAGCTCAGAAAAACTTCGTGCAAAAACCGAACGGCAGATACAGGAAGCACAGGAGCGAATCAGCGCACTTCAGGAAGAAATGGCGGAAACGCTGGGTGAGCAATATGACCCGGTACTGCCATCCGCCCTGCGCCAGTCTTCAGCCCGTAAACCGTTACCGGCCTCACTTCCCCGTGAAACCCGGGTTATCCGGCCGGAAGAGGAATGCTGTCCTGCCTGTGGTGGTGAACTCAGTTCTCTGGGATGTGATGTGTCAGAGCAACTGGAGCTTATCAGCAGCGCCTTTAAGGTTATCGAAACACAACGTCCGAAACAGGCCTGTTGCCGGTGCGACCATATCGTGCAGGCACCAGTACCTTCAAAACCCATTGCACGCAGTTATGCCGGAGCGGGGCTTCTGGCCCATGTTGTCACCGGGAAATATGCAGACCATCTGCCGTTATACCGCCAGTCAGAAATATACCGTCGTCAGGGAGTGGAGCTGAGCCGTGCCACACTGGGGCGCTGGACAGGTGCTGTTGCTGAACTGCTGGAGCCGCTGTATGACGTCCTGCGCCAGTATGTGCTGATGCCCGGTAAAGTCCATGCTGATGATATCCCCGTCCGGTCCAGGAGCCGGGCAGCGGTAAAACCCGGACAGCCCGGCTGTGGGTCTACGTCCGTGATGACCGTAACGCCGGTTCACAGATGCCCCCGGCGGTCTGGTTCGCGTACAGTCCGGACCGGAAAGGTATCCATCCACAAAATCACCTGGCCGGTTACAGCGGTGTGCTTCAGGCCGATGCTTACGGTGGTTACCGGGCGTTATACGAATCCGGCAGAATAACGGAAGCCGCGTGTATGGCTCATGCCCGGAGAAAAATCCACGATGTGCATGCAAGAGCGCCCACCTACATCACCACGGAAGCCCTGCAGCGTATCGGTGAACTGTATGCCATCGAGGCAGAGGTCCGGGGCTGTTCAGCAGAACAGCGTCTGGCGGCAAGAAAAGCCAGAGCCGCGCCACTGATGCAGTCACTGTATGACTGGATACAGCAACAGATGAAAACACTGTCGCGTCACTCAGATACGGCAAAAGCGTTCGCATACCTGCTGAAACAGTGGGATGCACTGAACGTGTACTGCAGTAATGGCTGGGTGGAAATCGACAACAACATCGCAGAGAACGCCTTACGGGGAGTGGCCGTAGGCCGGAAAAACTGGATGTTCGCGGGTTCCGACAGCGGTGGTGAACATGCGGCGGTGTTGTACTCGCTGATCGGCACATGCCGTCTGAACAATGTGGAGCCAGAAAAGTGGCTGCGTTACGTCATTGAACATATCCAGGACTGGCCGGCAAACCGGGTACGCGATCTGTTGCCCTGGAAAGTTGATCTGAGCTCTCAGTAAATATCAATACGGTTCTGACGAGTCGCTTACGAATGATTTCCAACTGTTATCGATTTTGCGTATTTTTTGCATGAGAGGATTTTTACCTCCTCCCGCCGATCCTCCATGGCTTTACGCCTGTGTCTCTGGTCTGCTCTGTGCCAATTGCAGACGTTGTTGCACTGCAAAAATATCTTGTCCGGATCAAGGTATCGCCACCACTTGTTAGGTGGATTAATCCGTATTTATAACAAATACAATTCCCGGCTGTACCTATAAGCTGTTGTCAGTTATACAAAAGCGATGTAGTGTTCCACACATTAAATTTACAAACGTGGAAAAGTCCGTGTTTAGATACAGATTTTTCCGCTGAATAACCGCATATTTCCAAAGGTTTATCATGAGTAAGTGGCTATTAGACAGGCTATTTGAAGCCGGTGATCAGGCAGAGCCCCGGTTTGCGTTTCAGGGGACTGTAAATTGGATGAGGGCCCTTGCCGAAGTCGTTAACGGTGGCGCTTGTGCCGATGATAAACTAAATGATTTATATGCTCGGGTACAACGTAGACCTGTCAATCGTGAAGCTGATACGCTTGTGTTTGAGAACACAATGATGGCCTTACATAATCTGTCATCTTTGAAAAGTATGAATAAAGATGTCGAAGATAAATATGACATATGTCGTTCAGCTATTATTTCTTGGTATTACAGTATCTATTTTTCCGCTAGCGCGATGGTTGCAGCATCTTCTGGTTCTATTCAAGAGACACATACAGCCACAGCAAAAGTTTGGCAGTCAGATATCGCGGAAAAAGAACTTATCCCATATCCATTTAATCTTCTTCTAACTAGTTTAGTTTCAAACACTGCTGATGCCGAGATTGCTGCATATAGAGGTGCTAACCGTTTCGACCTGAATAATAGAGCTTATGATAATGAAACTGCTCATGGTGCACTGGTTTCCTATCTAAAGGGGACTCATGGCTACAAAAAGTGGGAAACAGAAGAGAGGGTGAGAACTTCTCGTGATTTCAAAGCTCTTGGTGTTGACAACTTTCGCACGAAAGCTGCTCGCGAAGTTCGCGATCACGCACTAGAAAAAGGACAAGTTAATTTCCTTATTCAGGCATTTAGATACCGTGGTAAAGCGAACTATCGTGACTCTATATTTTTATCCTACGGTGACAACAACGAAGCTATTATAGAAGAATTTATCCAAGATTTGTATGATGTCGCTATTGGCTTCATTAGGGCTACTTCGCATTATTGCAGTCGAAGAGTCGAGAGAGGTACGTGGGCTGAGTTTGTCGAGGATATTTCTGATAACTCAAGGTTGTCTATTGACTCTGTCGTGCTTGAAATATAACAAACAATTTAAGAATGGCTCAGCACGCTTGGCATTTTCAGTTTGGTTCAAATTTAGTGATTAAGGTATTCAAATTGAGTATGGTGAATACGTGCTTCACACTTTAATTGGGCGTTAATGCCCGCTTTTCGCTCATAACAGACATAAACTTCAGTTATGGCATAAAGGTATGCATGCTGGGTGGGGAAAGTATGAAGGAAAAGAAGACTGCTGCGCCGTTTGTCGTCACGTTTATCTTCATTGGCTATGCAAGTCGTAATACAAGGTGGGACAAAACTGAGACACATAAGGCCTCGCAATGGCTTGCAAGGCTTTACATGTTTTGATGTGGTGGGACGTGTGAGCGCAGTGTTGATGGGGTAATGCTTTGAATTAGAAGCGGATTCTTATAATTCGTAATGCGAAGGTCGTAGGTTCGACTCCTATTATCGGCACCATCAAGAAAATCAATAACTTAGCTTAACTTCTCTAAGAAATTGTATCTTCTGTTATCACTTACAAACGCCTATACGTTGTTATGGGCTTTGGTAGTTTAACACGTATGGGCGAGTAGTTCCCAGGCTCAACCTCGTAACAAGTTCCTTTGAAGCTGGAAGACGTGCCACCGTCTCTAAACCTTCTACCAAAACTCTTAGCAAGATGTTCCACACCTGGCGCGGTGTCCAATGATGCTACACGTCGTGAGACGTTGCAGAGGATAAACAGGCTAAATGATGGGAAGAGTTTTAAGTGCAATAGTGGATCAAAGCCCACCTCTTCAAAACCTAACTTGATCGGGAAAGAATCAAGCTCTAGCACGGTTTCGTCCACCGGAGTACAACGGGTGCCTGATAAGAGAAGAACTGCTAAGACTTCATAGCTTTTGTGAAAAAGCCCTTTTTAGTGGATACGCCTACGGCGCTTATTTTTTGGTATAACCATCAAAGGCGCTTTATGGCTCCTATTGTCTTGAAAATGTATCTTTACTTGTATTGTGTTTTATGCGTAGTCTCCCTGTGTAGTATGTAACTTGTTAATTTTCATATGAATACAGAGGCACACGATGAAAAACATTGCAGCTATCAAACGTAATAACCGCAAGATTCACGCTCGTAAGTTCCTGTCTACGCCAGAAGGAAAAGCCTGGCTAGAGCGTAAACAGAGAGAGAACGAAGAAAGAAAACTCCTTAGTGAGTTGAAATGGCTTAGAGAGGATTTCTGAAAATCTCCAGAACGCAACAGGACGCATTCTAACGCTGTTTTCATTGCTTGGTATAGGGATGTATAGGTGATGTGTGTTTAATGCGTCTGTGCGCTTGTTTTGTGCCTTATTTTGCATTTTCATAATGCAGAAGAGAACACGGAAAACCTTAAAATTAATTATTGGGGTATTTAAGGCTATTTTCAGGTTATTTAAGGGTATTAAACTTGATTTAATTGATTAAAATATAAACAGATAGTTCTGTATCTTATTGATTTATAAGGTTATTTTTAAATAAAGGTAAATAAAAATAAATAGCCATAAATAGCCATAAATAGCTATAAATACATCTAAATACCTATATCCCTTCCCTTATGGCTAGATTGCGAGAGGTGCTTAACGCGATTTTCAGCGCCCCCCGATCTGGAAAATCCAGAATCCCCAAATATCAGCAAGGAATTTTCTTGCGTAATCAACATCGTTTTTACCTATTAAATCATTACACAGAAAGCCTTTCTGTAATGTCTCTCACTAAACTGTGAACCGCCCCGGGTTTCCTGGAGAGTGTTTTATCTGTGAACTCAGGCTGCCAGATCATCGTTTCCGATGGAAGCATAATAAGCTTTTTCTGCTTCTGCCGGGGGAGTATGGCCCAGCCTTTCCAGCAATCGTCGATTGTTATACCAGTCCACCCACGTGAGTGTGGCCAGTTCCACTTCTGCACGGTTTTTCCAGCTCTTACGGTGTATTACCTCCGCTTTGTAAAGACCATTGATGCTCTCCGCCATCGCGTTGTCATACGAGTCGCCAGTACTCCCTGTTGATGCCAGTAATCCGGCTTCCTTAAGCCGCTGCGTGTAGGCCAGCGATACATACTGAGAACCTTTATCACTGTGATGGATTGTGCCGGACGGCCGACGGGCCCACAACGCCTGCTCCAGTGCATCCAGCACGAATGTTGTTTCCATGGATGATGAGACCTGCCATCCCACGATGTATCCGGCGAACACATCAATGATGAACGCCACATAAACGAAGCCCTGCCATGTGCTTACCCAGGTAAAATCAGCCACCCACAACTGGTCTGGACGTTCTGCCACGAACTGACGGTTTACGCGGTCGCATGCGGCAACGGCTTTCCGGCTGACGGTAGTGCGGACCTTTTTACCCCGGAGAACACCGGCAAGTCCCATAACCGCCATGAGACGTGCCACAGTGCATCTGGCCACTCTGATACCTTCCCGTAACAACTGACGCCAGACTTTACGCACACCGTATACCTTGTGATTTTCATCGTATACGCGCTGTATCTCTTTCTTCAGCCAGTCATCGCGCTGCGCACGGGCACTGCGTTTATCCGGATGATGTCGCTGTTGCTGACAGTGGTAATACGTTGACGGGGCAATATGCAGTTCGCTGCATAGCGGTCCGACCCCGTACTGCTCACGCAGCTTATCCAGCAGCGGCATTATTTTTTCCAGAGGCGGTCGAACTCCGCCTTCGCAAAATAAGCGGAAGCCTGGCGAAGGATATCGTTACTGCGGCGCAGTTCACGATTTTCACGCTCCAGCTCTTTCAGACGCTGACGTTCAGCGGTGGTGAGCCCTCCATCACCGCCCCCGGTATCCCGCTCATGCTGGCGAACCCAGACACGCAGAGTCTCCGGCGTACAGCCAATCTTTGGAGCAATGGAACAAATTGTCGCCCATTGTGAGTCATATTCGCCCTGACTTTCCAGAACCATACGGGCTGCCCGTTGACGGACTTCAGGGGAAAAACGAGTATTTTTAGTCATCCTGTTTACCTCTTTCTCAGGGAGTTTAGTCTCCAGGATTCCCGGGGCGGTTCACTTTCACTAAACACGAGAATGATCGGTTTTATGTCGGATCAGATGCTAGAAACAGCACCACGTCTCACAAGGGCTGTAAGCGATGAAACCAGTGTTTATGCGGGTGCAGGTCAAAATATAGGCCAAAATCCATTTAACATAATAATCGTAATATGCACTAAGGAACACATAGAACGCCTTGAATTGATGTATCAGGGGAAAAGTGATGGATTTTTTACGTAGGAGCACGAGAGGGCTTCTGTTGACTTTTGTGTGCTATGAAATATAATTAAAGGTTTTTGTTTTTATCGTGTGATGTAGTGGATTACACAGGGGGATAGATTAAATGGTGTTCTGTTTATACAGGTTTATTTGTTAGATCAACAATTTGGCATTTCTAAACAGATGTTTGAACGTTGCCAAATGTATTGACAACACAAGAAAAGGGCTTGCTATGCCACGCATTACACGGAATAAGGCTGTAAAAACAAAATAAATTTTAAAATTTGCACAAACGAGAAAACTCGTTCAGAAACAAGCAGAACAATTTTTAGCCAACAATTTCTGATGGTGCTCTGTAAGCCGCATTACACAAGGCTTTGCGAAAGTGATGTAAAAGTGAAGAAAGTAAGAATTGCACTTTAAGCTACTTTTCATTGGATTTTTTAGTATGGAATTACACAGGAATAAGTTAGGGATATTCTATGATTTACACAGGGAATATAGGGGGATTATGGCACACACATAGAAAGGCATTACACAGAGTGAGTGCTATGTGACAAATGGATGTAACGAGAGGTTACATTCAGCTATCTGAAATGCTCTCTGTAAGAAAGTTGGTAGTAACGGTAGGTCATAGTGAGCTATGGGGTAGGTCACTGTGAACTAGGGGGGTAGTTCACTATGAGCTAGGGGGTAGGTCATAGTGAGCTAGGGGGTAGGTCACTGTGAACTACAATAAGACTATTAATAAAACTATATTAGATTATTAATTAGATCATAATAATAATATTCTTTATATCTATATATATGATCTTTTGCCTTCCGGCGTTAGCTTCACTCTCTGGCAAGCAGCCTTACTCCGCTACCTTTCGGGCTTCGTGGCTGGCCCGTTCCGCTCACACCGAAAGCAAAGCGTTACTTTCTTCGTGTAACTATCGTTGGCGGTAACGCCCACGAAGAAATACTATTGCGCTGTGCGCAGAAGAGTAATCACCTAACCAATCATACTGATTGCTTACGTGTTAACTCTATCTCTCTACTCTTAATTACCCTCCTACATTTAATAACTCTGTTATTCTCTGTAGTTGTGTAATTACTCGAAGAGAGAGCGGCTAAAGCTCAATTACACTCTGCTTTCCTCGTGTAATTTCACTAAGCCTCAATACAATTCCACTTTCTACATTCTGTAGTCGTGTAATTGTTTTCGGTGGAAAAGCCAGAGGCGACACCGAAAGAGAATTCTGATCTTATTAATCTTATCTATCTTAGTTATCTTACTTACTTTATCCACTTTATTATTAATAATAGCTTTATAAGCTCTGTGTAGCTCTCTGACGCAAGAAACAGCATTCAGGAAGGGAATCACCTTAGAAAAGTGTTCTTTGCGTCATAATGTGTTTTATGAAGGATTCAGAGGTGTTTCATAACAGGAGTGTATAGAGGATACTTTAGGTAATTAAAAATAAGGGGTCTAAATGCTTCTCTAACAGCATTAAGCAGGGTAGGGAATGGAAACGCATTGCCTACATATATAATCTCACTACAGGGCTTTACAGAGCGTTTTATAAAGTGACTCTCTATCTTATATCTACCATTACCTTTTCATATACCTAACAAATACAAAATAAGCCCCTTAAATAAGCCTCTGGCGAGCTAAACAACCTCTACATAAGAGAATGTATTGCTTTTATCAAAACTTCGTTAGAACGTGTTTTAGAGCGTTTTAGACAATAATGAAGAATAGCACTACACAGGAGAGCACGAATTGCTAAGAAAAAATGTAAGTGCATGAAAAAGATCAGATTTTTTATGAAAAGGGTATTGACAAATGTTTCTTTATATGTAATAATAGGTATTAGAGGGACAGAAAAACATTCTTCTCTAAATAATCAAAATCAATGCACTTTGAAGCCGTCAGGCTTGCAAGGTGTTTTTCTTTTAACTGAATAAGGAGTTTTTTATGAAATGGTTTACCCCGGAGCACGTCATCTCGGCATTTAAAAAAGGTGAGCTAACACGCCACCAAATAGTAATGAATCGTAATATGGCAAGGAGTCGAGGTTATCCAGAGCGAGCAGCTTGCTTCAATGAAGCACTCAAGATTATTGATGAATTAAGAAAAAATGAAAAAGAATCTGAAACAGAGTAAAGAATAGAAGGAGAAAACTATGAGCGAAACCAAGAAACCAATTCCGCGCACTTACCTACACGTTGACCCTGAAATCTTCAAGGTTTTATTTGCTGAAGCCAAGAAAAGGCAAATTATGGTCAGTGATTTGATGTTAGAAATCATTACTGAAGCAGCAGAGAACATCAAACAAAAAAAGGGTAAGTGATCCTCATTCACTTTAGTAGCGCATTAAGCGTGATTTATAAGGAGATTTTTAATGATTAATCAACTAACTTTTACAAAACACTATGACACGTTTGATAATGTATCAAAGATTTATTCTGATAAATTCCCTCAAGGAAAAGATTTAGAACTATTACATATTGTGCTTTATTTTCGATTCCTTAGTTATCAGGAAAACAACCTTAATTGTTATGAAAGTCACGAAACATTAGCTAAGATTTTTAAGTCTTCAGCGTCAACAATTAAACGTAAGATAAACGATCTTAAAGAGATGGGATTATTAGAAACATCCCCACATCCTGATCCGTATATTTCATCTTTGATTTACAATGCTCTCCCTCTCACAGATGCACATATTACTCCCCCAGGAGAATCATCACTCTCTGATCTTTCTGAGGCAGAAGAAGCACAGGAACAACCTAAAGGCCATAAACAGCCTTCTTTTGATGTTCTTGATGATTGGGATGCGCCTTTGCCGTGGGAGACGGAAGAAACACCTGTTTCATCAAGTGAAAAGGTAGCTAATGATAATGAGGAGGATGTGTTAGAGAATTTTGCCTCTCTTATCTGCCAGCAGAAACACACCAGAACAGGAGGGGCATCATTTATAGAATTTGCAAATTCACTAGCTTATAGACACGGGCTAAAACGACCAAATGGTATTGAGGCATATTTTTCTAAGAATTACCCAAATGTGTATGATGACTTTGATATTCCATTTTAATAAGGAGGGTTATGATTCAATATTTAGTAAAAAATCAAGTAGACAGAATTCAGTGTAATGACACAGGAAAACGCATCTACGAAACACTTGCTTACCTCTATAAAGGAAAGCCAACACCGCTAAAATATAGCGATGTGTTACACCGAGCAGGGTGCTCTGAAGATGGTTTAAAATTCTGGCTGAAACAGCTATCAAATTTCGGTGTTATAGAGATTAAAGAATTATCTTTCTCTACATTCAATCTCAAAAGACTGGATAAAGAAATAGTATTCATCTATTCCACTCTCTAAAATCTCTCTATGTAATTAAAATATAAAAGGAAAACATTATTATGATAGTAGCTATGTATTGGTTATTGTTCTTTCTCACGTTAGAAACATATTTCGGGGTGTTTTCCTTTAAAAGAAAAGGAAAAGTAAATAATGGCAAAAAGAAAAAACAACGTTGTTAAGAAAATCGGTGATTCAGCTTCTCTTCTAAGTAAACCTAAATCTATTCTAAGACGTAAAGACTTTAAAGAGCTAGTTACGCTCTCCAAGCAAAATAGCGCCCCTGGCGAATGGAAAACAGAGATCATAGAACATTCTCCCTCTGTGCCTTGTGGAGATGAATTTAACGCCTTACAAGAAATCTTATCTTCAACACCTGGCGTATTCTGGAAACCTAGAAAAAGAAAAGAGTATATTGTTGATAGCTCTGATTTACGCAAATACCAGATTTTAGGATTTGAAGACTATAACCACTACGTTGGTTATCTCGCCACCAATGGCCTAAATAATTTAGTTCCTGAATTCCATTTAGATAATGATGATCACTATGGAGACTTTTAATATGAACAAAAACACGTATGACACAATTTATTCACTAATTAATTATTATGAGGATGATTACCTCCTGCCTTTAAACCGTGCTGAACTTGAAGCACACAAAAACTCCACGCCAGCGGCACTAAATGAGGCGTTTAAACACTGGGATTTAGCTGTGAATGCCTTTGAGATGCTCTGTAAGCGTGTAGAGATGCTCTGTAAGCGTGAAAACGCATACCTGACAGCCGATCAGATATGGGAGCTATCAAACTGGATAGAAGATATTGAATCTGATGTTCGCTATGTGGGAGATGGCCTTATCGAACTCGCTCAACGCTTAGCCGTTATCACAGAAGAATAAAAAAGCAACAAAAAGTTGTAAAATATCTTGACATTTCATCTATTGTATGTTAATATAATTATATAGGGTGATTATTTTTCCTTTATTGGTTCGATATTAAAAATTCTTCTTGTCGTTAAAGGGGAGTAAAATCTCCGCTCCCCGCTTCTCCTCCTCCTTAAGTGTCATTATTACCTCTTTTTTCCTTTGTTATGCATACATCTTGGAGTATGCATAACATAGGGTAATTACATAGGTACAAGTTAATAAAAGGCGGCTCTAAATGCTGCCTTTTATTTTGCCCGTTATACAACTTAAAAGTTGTATTTCTTACTTTAAACAAGGTAACAAGGTTTATATAAATGTTGTTCTTAAATGATAAAGAGCAAATCATCAAGTATCGCGATGAAATGCTAAAGATCAATCCACAAATTACCGAAATGGTAGCTAAATACGCTGGGTGTTCTGTCGAGGAAGTAGAAAGATGTGTTGAAAAATATTTTTCTCCTTCTTCTCCGTCTACACCTTCCCTTAATGAATTAATCAAATTAAAAGCTAAGGAGATTACTAAATGATTATTGATTTAGACACTCTGTTTCCAGTTCGAAAGACTTTCACAGATATTGTAAGTTATTGTACTGATCCGTTTGCCTCTGTAGAAAACAAGGTTTTTGCTTCTCTTCCTGCTGATGTTGAATGCGGAGACTTGATCACCAGCACGGGCGCTAAATATGTATCAGGAGATGATATCTATGTTGTTATGAGTGAATTTTTAACGGCTGGAGCAAACAAGCCTGTAGATGTTTTACGTAGCAATGCTGGGCTTGTATGCATTAAAGCTGATGCGCTGAATGCTGTAAGTGAAGCAGCAAAAACAGCATTAATTAAAAAAGGCTTCCAGCTTGAAGGGTTCCATTCTGTTTTCACTTCTTAATAAAAGGAATAATAATAAATGATTCTAGGTAATGATTACGTTGATTTAGCTCCGCTTTTCCAGGCTCATAACACTAGAAACTATCTGCTTTCTACTCTTGATTTTACGGATTCTGTAGGGGTTACATCTCATAAAGTAGCTGTTTCCCAGCTTGTCGAAAGCAACGAATCTCTGTTCAACAAAGAAACCTCTCGTTTCTCTTCTGAACACAACGTTACTAAGCGAGAACAAGGTAAAGAATGGCTGATTGAAATCCCTTACTTCCTGCGTGAAGATGTGATCCGTCCTTCTGATGTTCAAGGCAAACGTAAACCTGGCACTGATTTTCAGGAAACACTCACTGATATTTATGCTGACTATGTTGCTAAACACCACGTAGCGTATCAGCGCACTAAAGAAAGCGTATTGGCTGCATCTCTGTTTAGCGGTAAAACTTACACGCCTAAAACTGATGATGTGTTAATTGAGTGGGGCAAGCTGTTTAACGTATCAGCTATGAAAGCCACTGTGAACGCTTCCAGCACTGACACCACGAAGATTTTTAAAGAATTTGATCAGATTGCTACTGACATTATCGAGAAAGCACAAAGCCAGGCGGCTGCTGTAGAGCGTATTGTTGTTTTCTGTAAGCCGGAAGCCTTCTCTGCAATTCGATTCTCTGCTGGTATGGCAAACGCATTCCAGTATGTAAGCCCACTGGAAGAGGGAAATGTTGTGTACCAGCGTCGTGACCTGCTACCAGGAGTGACAGCGTTCACTATTCCAGGAACTAACATTGATGTTATTAAACTGGTAGATCCGCTACACCTTGCACATATGACCGCTGACGCTGTAGCCGTGCCTAAATTCGCTAAAGGCTCTAACGTCTACCAGAGCATCTACGGGGCTGCTTCCAGCACCTTTGAACTGATTAATACCGCTCCTGCTGAGGTTTATAGCTACAGCTATGAATCTTCTCGTGGTGATGCTGTTAACGTTGTTACAGAGAATAGCCAGATGGTTGTAAACCACGGTGTAGGCTTCTCCGTTCAAATCACTGTTAAATAATATTTAACGTGTAATAGAGGCGTGGCGTGTATTCACGCTTCGCCTTTTTTTATTTATTTTTTAAATTTTGAGAGGTGATTAAAATATGGAAGTGATTCTGAAATCAAAAAATGGTGTACACGTACATTTAGATGCTAATGATTCTAGAGGATTGTTAAATCTGAAATATCTATGTTCTCTCCTAGATGTTCCATATGAAGGAGTAAAAGCCCGTATGTTCAGACTAAACGAGAGTATTGATCAAGCTCTACACCATTTCTTAAGCAAAGAAGGTGATAAAAATGATTAATAAGGGGATTTTAAATGTTAGAAATTAACACTTCTAAAATTAAGAACACAGTTACATTTAGTGTAGATAAAGACAGCTTGAAAAAAGCGAAAGACTCTATTACAGGCTTAAAGGAATTCGCAGAAAACATCAAGCCAGCTAAATTAAGGTTTGATAATGTCACTAAAGGCTATAAGAAAGCACAAAGTGAAGTAGATAAGATTACTAAAAAGCAAGCCCAGGCTGATAAAGCTAATGCTAAAGCACAATTAGCCGCTCAACGTGTAGTTGCAAGAGAACAAAAAGCCCTGGCAGCACGTAAGGAGAAAGCTGAATTAAAGCTCCTTGATGTATCAAGCTCTATCAGTGCAATGCACCGTCTCTCTGTAGCGGAACAATACAAAGCTATTGCACAGGTTAGAGAGATAGCAAAACAATATGAGCAAGGGGCTATCTCGCTTGCACGTATGAATAGCCAAATGAAACGCCTACAACAACAACAACGTAAGATTAATGGCAACAGAAAAGCTCAATTTGCCCCCGTTAAGGGAGGATCAGGGAATTCCGCCACTATGGGCGCTCTGTTATTTGGAGGCGCTACGGCTGCTGCTGGCGTGATGGCTGTTAGTAAAACCTCTGAATTTATGGCTAATAGCTTTGCGAATGCTGAAGCCCAAGGGGAGCTAATTCAACGTGCCAAGCTGGGCGGTGTAGACGTTAACCAGATGTATAATATTACAGAATGGGCGTATAAAAACGGCGTTGACTCTATGATGGGTGATCAAGGGGCTAGGAAATACCTGGATCAGATGAAAGATGTTAGGGAACGTGCCGCAAAATCCTACAGTGAAGCTGAATTGGTGAAAGATAAGCAAACCGGAAAATCTAAATGGAAAGGCGGTGATAACGCTATTAATGAACTTCTAAACATCGGTGTTATTAACAAAAGCGACCTTAAAAAATTTGCTGATAATCCGGCTGGATTAATTTCTAAGGCTGTTAATGGAATGATGAAAAAAGGGTTTTCAGACTCCCAAATTGGACAACGTTTAGAAGACCTGGGCGATGATTTGATGCTTACGTCAAAATATTGGCAACGTTCCGTTAAAGATGTACAAGAAAGTATTAATCAGCAAAAAGCCTCTGGAAAATGGCTAACAGAAACACAGCAAGAATCTATTGTTAAATTCAGGGAGTTAAACAGACAGCTTTCACAGCTTTCTGATGCAAGACAAGTAGCATTTGTAGACGGCTTTATGAAATCTCTCGATCCAAAAGTAACGGAAGAGTTTATGAAAAACCTTTCTAATCTCACTCCGTATTTTACGAAGCTGGGAGAAGCTACAGGAAGTCTCTTTGAAGCTATTATGAAGATTGTAAACTGGTTTAATCGTAATGATGATAAGACAGATGCTATTCAGAAAAATATGGGAGATGCACCGCCATTAAGCAATGATGGGATGAAACAGAATCTTTCTAATCTCGTTCCTGACCAATATAAAGGCGCTGGCACTGCAACAACTACACCTGATAATAGTCATTCTCTCTTTAACACGATTAAGGGATTGCTTTTCGATGATAATTCTTCTGTGTCAGATGTAAAAATGTCAGTCAATGAAGCACCGATAACCAATCTCAAACAGGGTGCTTTAAATAATCTTGCAATGACAACTCCGGCTTATAATTTATCTCCTGTGTTTAATCTGAATCCGACCTTTGAAGTGGTAACAGAGGTTCCTCTTACTATTAATTCTGACACATCAAGATTAAGCGATTATGTGGATTTTACAGCGAGAGCAAGTCGGGATAGCTTCTTGAAATCATTAACATTAACCAGCTTATCAGGACAATCCAACGGCGGGTAATTCCCGCCATAACATTACAAGGAAAAATTATTATTATGGCGACCGCCGGGATTTTAACCATACGTGCAGCAAATACTCCAGAACAACACGTTCAGGCTGTTTACAAAGCAGAACAAGATATAAACTCTACAAAAAACGAAAATAGCAAAGCTAATACAACAAAAGGCGAAAATGGATTTGCTATTGTTACCAGTGGCTTGGCATCTTCTGGCAATGACGTTTATGAAAATTATATGGCACTGGCCTTTGATAGTGTTGACGATGTGAACGTGAGACGTTCGGCAGATGTTACAAGCTACCCCGTAGAAAATGGTGCTACTGTGTCTGATCACGTTCAAATTAAAAACAATAAATTTTCTCTTAAAGGAAGGATCACTGAAACACCGATTAAAAGCGATCCTGGCTTGTTAAAGAGTGCAGGGGTGAACGGGAACAGAAGATCATTAGCTATCGACTACCTGAATCAGATTATGGACAGTAGACAGCCTTTTCTTCTTGTTACAGAAAATAAAACTTTTGAGAACGTTGTTTTAACAGGCATCGAATACACAGAAGAGGCAAGCGAATCCCTGGTATTTGATCTTAGCTTTGAGCAAATAAGATTAGTTTCTTATGGCACTGTAAACACTGTAGCTATCAAAACACAGCCATCTAAGAACATCGGGGCTAATATGAAAAAACGTGTTAACACTGAAAAATCAAGTAGTGAAGGTGAAGACACTATTACTCCTGCCTTTAAACAGGAATAGCCGTAAACGCCTCTAAAACGCTCTGTAACGATGTAATTATAAAAGAGGCTACCAATCTATGTTGAAGCCTCCTTATTGCGTCTATGGCGTTGTTTTACGCCTTAAATTTGATTTTTTATTGATTGATAAGCCTTTCTCTATTTCAGGGTAGCGTAGAAGCTCAATATAGTTTTTAAGCTCTACTGGAGAAGCTGCATTCTTGCTATATGTGCGGAATGTCTCTGTATTGCCGCGTGTATGGCCCAGGAGAAGGGCGATCCTGTCTTCTGGAATTTGATTTCGATCAAGAAGCTGTGCTACTCCGTGTCTCAGAGAATGAAACACCTTCCTTTCTGTTCCCTTTTCCCCTAAAGCCTTTCGTTTAGCTCTTGTAAATCTCTGCGTGTGCCACGTGGAACGCTTGCCGTCTGCACGTTCTGTAATGCTGGCGTGATAGAACAAAAAGCCATTATGAGGCTTTTCACGCAGCGACAACACCAACGGAGTGATAAGGCTATGCACAGGCACAACACGCGCCGCAGCTTTCGTTTTTCCCTGTGTGATTTCAAAACACAGCACACCTTCGATCTCTTTCACATCGTCTATTGTGAGACTTGCTATCTCATTGATCCGCATACCTGTATATAAACCGATAAGACACAAAGCTATCATTTCTTTGTTTTCTGCTGAATTACCGGAAAATACTTGCAACACCTGCAATAGCTCTTTGTTAGAAAATGCCTCATAGCTCTCTCTACTTTGTGCCACATCAAGCCTATGCCCTCGCCAGGGGGAGAGCGCCCTTTCTGGCGCATCGTGGTAACGTGATGAAGCTAACTCCCATAGCTGGGCCATTGGGCTGATATAATTTGCAATTGATTGTTGTGAAAGGGTTTTTTGCATGTGTTCAATCCAGCCTGTAACAGTGGTGCGGCTTACATCTTGCAATGCAATATCAGGCTTTTTACGGTAGGAGAGAAACATCTCTACCGCTTTTCTTGCCTTAGCTAAAGTGGCTGGCTTCTTCTTCGTGCTGTTAATTGTCAGGTAGATTTCAAGAATTTTAAGCAATGACGGACACGAAGACGCTGTATCTTGCATTCTGGTAGCTGTTTTGGCGTATTTAGCCTTACTGCGTAACAGTTCCAGCGTGTTCTCTATTGTGCTGTTTACAGGGGCGACACTCTCCCGTAGACAATGGTATTCATCTGCAATCTGATCACGCTTTCTACGTGCAACACGAAGACTACTTGTGTGTAGACTTCTGACAAACGTCCTTTTTCCTTCAAAAAAGGGCTGCATATACACAGGCAGCGTGATCCTTAAATAGTAGTTACCGTAAGAATCACAGATTATGTATTGATTAGGCTTGTATCTCATAAACTCCCCGGCTAAAGTGTCGGAGCGTTTGTAATGTGAAAATTGATTGTGACGCATAGAAAATGATGATTTTTCTATAAGATTCAATCAATTAGTAATGGTCGTAGGTGATGGCATTAACACGAGATTAATCGAGTGTTTTACTCCTATTATCGGCACCATTAAAATCAAAGAGTTACCCCATATTTAAATACACCACGTTTCCTCCTGTGCCGCATTTGTGCCATTGTAACCTTGGCAATTCATCAAAATACTGTTCTGACATCAGGCAGTGCAGGTGCAGCTATTTAAACCAATTGCTGCCGCCATTCTTTGACGTAGTCAATCAGGGCGCGGAGCTTTGGTGCAATATTGCGACGCTGTGGGAAATACAGATAGAAGCCCGGAAATTGTGGAAGAAAGTCATCAAGCAGCGATACAAGCTTACCGCTTTCAATATATGGCCTGAAAGTTTCCTGAGTGGCAATTGTTATTCCTCCGCCGGCAAGAGCCAGCCTCAACATCAGACGCAGATCATTAGTCGTAATCTGCGGTTCAATCGCAAGGTCGAAAGTTCTCCCGTTTTCTTCAAATGGCCAGCGATAAGGCGCAACCTCCGGGGACTGACGCCAGCCGATACACTTATGGGTATTTCCCCCGGAGGCGAGAAAGCGCTCTCCACGCCCGGCCGCAAGGATCAGGACGACGGGGGCAGGCAT